TCCCTGGCAGCTACACCGTCGTTGCTTTCGATAAGAACACAGGTCTCAAGTCGCTCACCTGGTCTGATATTGAGATGAGGCGCGATGACTACATGCTGAAGACGTTCCCCGTGTCAGCACTGCCGCAGCACCCCGCAGCACGCCTCGAATACGTGACTGAGATGGCGAAGGCTGGCGACCTTGACCCTGAGGATCGGTTGGAGCTTCTGAACCTCCCTGACCTCGAAAGCAAGATGTCGAAGAAGCTCGCACCTACCAGACTTATCGAAAGAGCCATCGAGTCTGCACTAGACAAGGGCGAGTATGTGATCCCTGAGCCCTACATGGGACTCGACAAGGCTATCATTATGGCGCAGCAGTACTTCTCGTGGGCAATTCTTGAAAACTACCCTGACGACCGCGTTGATATGGTTCGACGCTTCATCGATGAGTGCGCTCAAATGAAGGATCAGGCACAGCCAATGCCCTCGCCCGTGTCGCCTGCTGCTCAACTTCAGCAGATGCAGCTCGCAGCGCCAGTAGAGCAACAGCTCTCGCCTGAGCAGGTATTGGCACCAGGAATCTAAACGTGTACCATTGCATTGGAGGCTAAATGAGTTTCGACGAGATCACACAACCAGCGTCAACGGGAACAGAGGACGGCAGTTCGCCTGAGTCCACGACTGATGCAACTAGATCACCGGTTGTTGAGAAAGAAAAAGACCCATACGCTGACAATTTTGCCAGACTTATCCGCCGCGAGAAACAACTTCGCGAGCGTGAATCGAAGCACTCAGACTATGAGAAGCAACTTTCAGAGTATCGTGAGCTTCAAGATCTGGCGAAAAAAGACCCCTTCAAGTACCTGGAAAGGTCTGGCCTGACCTTTGATGAGCTTTCTCGAAAGCTGATTGAAGACCCCATCACACCGGAAAAGAAAGAGCTGCAGGAGCTCAAGGAAAAGATGACCCGGTGGGAACAGGAACGCGAAGAGGATTCGAAGTCTCGTAAGGAGAAAGAAACTCAGTCCGCTTACGAAACAGCAAAGCAAGAGTTGCAGAGTTTACTCGATAAAGAGCCTGAGAAATATGAGCTAGTGCGTATGCAAAACGCTCACGAACTCGTTTTCCAGGTCATTTACGAGTATCAAAAGCAGAACGGTAAATGGCTCAATTTCGATGAAGCTGCTGGCAAAGTCGAAGCGCACCTTGAGAAAGATGTCGAACGCCTGCTTGAGAGCAAAAAGCTCCGCTCCAAACTTGCACCTAAGATAGATGAATCGCCCGAAGATAGCATGGGCACGCAATCCAGTCCGGCAACGCATGGTGCGTCGCCCACGTTGAGCAACTTCAACGCCAATCAGACCACGCCACGGGCGGACGGTCGGGTGAGCGATGAAGAACTCATGAAGCGTGCAATGCGAGTCATGCAGAGCGGGTAGCATTCCCCTTCGCCCACTTCGCAGCAAGCACGCTCCATGAGCTATCTTATGGAGCACATAAAATGTCACTTGATATGACGAAGTTTCAGGGCGCTACCAAGCAGATGTACCCCGCTTGGAAGATCTTCGAGTTGACCTATGCCAACAACCCTCTTTATGCCTTGATGAACAAGGACACTGAGTTTTACGGTGAGGCCAAGAAATATCCCCTGATTTATGCCAACCCCCAAAACCGTTCCAACACCTTTGCCAATGCCCTTGCTGGCACTTCTGATGCGAAAGTCGCCGGGTTTCTCTTGACCCGTACGTCGGACTATTCGCTCGCTTCTCTGAGCAATGAGGTGATGGAAGCATCGAGCCGTGACGAAGGCGCATTCCTTTCTGGTGCCAAGGTTCAGTTGGATGGCGCACTCCGCCAGCTTGCTCGCTCGCATGCAATCAAGATGTATCGCGGCGGCACTGGTGCCATCGGTACCATCAAGGCTGCTACCACTCCTGCCACGACTATCGAGTTGCAGAATCCCCAAGACGTGACCAACTTCGAAGTGGGCCAGACTCTCATCGCTTCTTCGACTAATGGCGGCGGCACTGCCCGTTCTGGAACTCCCGTCATTACCGGCATCGACCGCACCACTGGAATCCTCACTGTGTCTCCCACGGTGAACGGTGACTTCGCCGCTGGCGACTACATCTACAACCAGGGCGATAAGAACGCAGCCCTTTCTGGTCTCGATGCTTGGCTTCCCTATGACGACCGTGCCACCCGTCTCGCTGCCAGCTTCTTCGGTGTGACTCGTAACACTGACGGATCGCGTCTCGGCGGCGTTACCTATGACGCCTCTGCTCAGAGCATCGAAGAAGGCCTCATCGATGGCTTGGAGCTCCTGGCCCGTGAAGGCGGAAGCCCCGACTATCTGTTCTTGAACCACAAGAACTTTGCAGACCTCGTGAAGGCTCTGGGTTCCAAGGTCCAGCGCGTCCAGGTCTCTGCCGAGATTAAAGAAGGCGGCAAGATGATTGGTGCCATTGGATTCAATGGCATCGAAATCTATTATTCCGGTGGCGCTGTGAAGGTCATGGCCGACCGCAACTGCCCTGTGAATCGCGCTTTCGGCTTGCAGATGGATACCTGGAAGCTCAGTTCTCTTGGCGATCCCGTTCGTCTCTTCGAAGGCGACGGCCTGAAGTGGCTCCGCTCGCCCAACAGCGACGGCGTAGATATCCGCACCTTCGGATACCTCAACCTCGCTTGCCAAGCACCTGGATTTAACATCCAGATCAAGCTGGCCTAAGCAGATATCTAGTTCGAATATCGAACAGCCCGCCTTCGGGCGGGTTTCTTTTTAGGAGATTTTTTTCATGGCAAGTCGTAACTTTCAGAACACCCAGTTCACGATGACCACGGGTGTGGTTTCTCTTTTTGGTTCGTTTGATATCGGTGCCGCTGGTGTTGTCGCCAACCCCGTAGGCAATGGCCTTGCAATCGCGAAGACGGCAACCGGCCGTTACACCATCACCCTTGAAGACCGTTACAATCGGTTTCTTGGTTGCAACGCAAGCATCGTGTGCGATATCGACGGCACTGCAAAAACCGCAGTTACTGGTACCAGTGCAGTTCAGACCGCAACTTTCGCAGCCAAGGCCGCAACCACGGCTGGCGATCACATCGTCATCACTGACACGTCGGGCAACAAGTGGGGCATCGCCCTTGACGTGGCAGGAACCGATCCTGAGCCTACTGGTGCCGTCTGGGCATCGATTGCGGCCGGTCGCAAGGCCAACGTCGATATCTCTGGTGCCACCTCCGGAGCACAGGTTGCAGCCCTCATCGAAAGCGCCTTTGATGCCCTGACAGGTGTTACGGCACTCATCACGACTGGAACCACTTCTGCCGCGATTGCCTTCACACACGTTTATCGTGCCCCCGTTGCTGCGATGGTATCCTACAAGTCTGATGAGTCCGCTGTTGGTTCCACGACCGTGGCCGAGACCACTGTTGGGATTCAGACCTCTGTGAACCTCACCGACAATACCGTTGTGTTCACGGCTCATGGATTTCAGACCGGCAAGTCTGTTGCCCTCACCGTCTCTGCCAGCTCCCTCCCTGCAGGGCTCTCGGCAACGACCTATTTCCTGATTGTGGTTGATGCCAACACGGTCAAATTTGCCACCACACTAGCCAACGCCGAAGCTGGTACTGCAGTCGATATCACCGATTATGGAACGGCTACCGTGACCATGACCGTGACGCCCTCCATTTCGGGAAGCGGCATCTTCAAGATCGAAATGAGCACCAGCGACGTGCAGACCGTCATCCAAGGCGAGGCCCCTGCGTTTGAGCTGGCATTCTACAATGCTTCTGGCGTGCTCACCCAGCCCGCAAACGGCAGCAAGGTGTTCTTCGAAATGAAGCTCCGCAACAGCTCCATCAAGATGAAGGGAGAATAAGCATGCCAATCATCGGTCCTGATAAGGGAAAGCCGAAGGGTATTGCTGCTCTCATCGTGGAAGGCATGGGCAAACCCAGTGCCATGAACGAGGGTGCAGGCGATTACATGGAAGCAGGCCGCGTTGCCATGCTTGATCTGATGAACGCAATGGAAGCCAAACAGCCCGGAAGGGCATACATGGCTTACAAGAAGCTCCATGAGATCTGCGATGCGCAGCTTGAGTCTGAAGAAGGCGAAGACAGCGAAGAATACGGGGAGTAATTCATGGCAGACGTGGTAAACGTGAGTGATTTGATAGTCTCTGCCCGCAGGCGTGCAAACATGGAGAACACTCAGTTTGTCACCGATGCCGAGGCTATCTCGTATCTGGATGCGGCCTATCGCAAATTCTACAACCTGGTCGTCACAGAGTTTGAGAACTGGTTTGTTTCTGACACAACTTTCCCAACAGTTGACGGGCAGAAAGAATACGATCTGCCCTCTGACTTTTATAAGCTTCTGGGCGTTGACCTTGAGGATGCCGGTGGGCGTTCGTTCACACTGCGCCCGTTTGAGCTCAACGAAAGAAACAGAATTGTCCATACATGGATTGGGAAACCAGTTCGGTATATTCTCAAGGGAAACAAGATTGTGTTGGTGCCGACTCCAGTTGGCGCGGCTCAGACTATTCGCCTTTTGTATGTGCCATCCCCTGTTTCCATCACCTCATCCGCTCAGACTATCGAGGTCTACAATGGCTTCGACGAATATATTGTCCTCGATGCTGCCATTCGTATGCTCATGAAAGAGGAGTCGGACACGGCGCTTCTGGAACGTGAGAGGGCATACATGGAACAGCAGATCATAGACCTCATGAGAGGCCGGGATGCCGGGTTCCCGAAACGTGTCACAGACCTTGCCACGCTCAATGATCGTGCCTTCTTTCGCTGGTGGGGCATCTGATGGGTGAGCTTCAAAAGATAGTGACCTCGAATCAGGAATTGAATCGGATTCAGGATCAGATCAAATCCTCTTACGATCCGTTGCTGCGGAATTTCTTAAACGGGGCACAACTGCTTTCGGTCGATATGCCGGGAGCGAGTGCCCCGAAAGAAGTCTCACATTCCCTTGGGCGATTGCCCAGGGGATTTCTGGTCGCAGATAGGACCGCCAATATTTCGGTTTGGCGGTCATCCTGGTCAGCAAATAGCATCACTCTTGTATCGAGTTCCGCTCTTGCGGGTGTTAAAATCCTGGTATTCTGAGGAGGAGTGTTTTGGAATTCACGCATATCCCGATTCAATTCCAGGGTCTCGATACTAAAACAGACGACAAAAACGCACTGGACGGCAGATTCATCGTCGCCGAAAACTGCGTCATGCAAAAGAGCGGGCGCATCGAAAGTCGTTATGGTTACACCAAGCCCTATAGCACAGCGTTTACGGGAGCCGTGGGGGCTGCGCTGGCTGGCAGCACACCTATGTGCATAATGGACGGAGCAAGCAGTACAGCCATCGGCCTTCTCAATCCCGGCACCGTGCAAGCGGGATACCCGGCGTTTCTGGGATTCGATGACACATCACTCATTGGCACAGCCACTTTGACCTCGTTTGCATTCTCAGCAAGTGGGGATCGATGCCTCATGGCTTGGATGGTATCGACCGTCCTAAATCTGCAGCTCATCGACCTCGTAAACAAGCGAGTCATCAAGACCACATCTCAAAGCGGTGTCACTGCGACTAGCTTTAAGATCTCGGGCAATGGCAACACATTCGCCTGCCTCTATTACCGTGGCGGGTGGAAATGTTCGTTCTCGACTTCAGATTCCGGCGGCTTCGCTGAAGATAACGTCACGGGAATCTCGGCCGCAGCGGCAGGGAGCACGACCCACGATATTTGCGTGGACAGTGGCGAGCGCATTGGTGTCATGGCTGCAGTGCCAGCAGATAAGGTCTATTTCACGTATCGCATTGGCGGTGTTTGGAGTTCTCCGACCAACTCAACGGCCTACGCTGCAGCATTCCAGTGCGTGGCACTCACTCAGGACACAACTGGGTGGCGCATGGCTACTGCCAACGCGGCCGATGTGAGAAACGGTGCCATAAGCACTGTGGGCGTTTTTGGAGCGGTCTCTACTCTCACGGCACCCGTTGCCTATACCGCGTATCAAATCGCTCTTGGCAAAACAGCGAATGAGGTTGCAGTTTCATATGCGCAAGTGAGTGGCCCAAGTATCATTGCCGAACTCACCGTGATCAATTCTGCAGCAGGTTGGACGACGCAATACGGCAGTCGCATAGCTGCGAGGGCATATTCCGGAGCAGATACCACATATTTCACGCTGGTAAACACGCAGGAAAAGAATGCATCGCTATCGGCGGTGCAAGCCAATATTGCGGGTTACTCAACTTATTATGTTCTTAGGGCGAACGGAACTTATTCGTTTTCATATCTTCACGGCACTGCGTGGGCGAAAACGAGTCCTTCGGGAACCACTCCCCCGACTCTCATTGCGATGAACGAATGCAGATTCTCTTCCGGAGAATACATTGTCACGACACGCATTCGGGGCGTGAGTCCTACTGGAGATCTAGAGCCTCTGAACCACGAGGCGATCAAAATCACGAGCAAGCTGCCGTCGATGGCCTCGTTTCGGGGAGGGATCTATACGGATGCTTGGGGTGCTCTCACCCAGCTCACACCGACGGCACTCAATACTCCAATATTGCCAGTATCCATGCCTTTCGCACCTGAGCCCCCGACTGCAATCACGATTGCCGGAGCACTCACCGGCAGCTATCAATACCTCGCGGTTTACGAGATCACTGATGCTTTCGGGAACAAGTCCTATTCAACGCCATCGGTGCCGTTTACCATCGCACTGGCGGCACAGGGCGCTCAAGTTTCAATCTATACTCCAGACCTGTTGCCCACGACTACGAACGTATCAGTCGCGATTTATCGCACCACTGCAAACGGAACTCTGTTTTACAAGATCAAGCAGTTTTCTCTTTCATCGGGTGCGTTCGTTTTCAACGACACTTTGACCGATGCTCTTTTGGTGGCAAATGAGCCGCTTTACACCAACGGTGGATCTCTAGAGAGTTCCGGCATAGCACCATCGGCAGGCGTGTTCGTTGCAAAGGGACGGCTCTGGTCAATCAGTGCGGAGAATAGAAACGAGGTTTATTTATCCGGACTTTCTGCAGAGAATCAGGGCGTGTTTTTCAATGACGTCCTGAAGATAAAACTGGATGAGCTTGGGGGAAGGCTCACTGCCATTGCTGAGATGGATGAGAAAGTTGTCCTTCTGAAAGAAAACGCGATCTATGTGACTGCAGGTTCAGGACCAGACAATGATGGGATTTCCAATGCATTCCCGACGCCGCAACTGGTGACTCAAAGCATCGGTTGCAAAAGCTCACGGTCGGTGGTTCTCACTGACAATGGTCTGATGTTCATGAGCAACGAGGGGATCTACCTTCTGAGCCGTGGGCTTGAGGTCGTTTATCTGGGTGCATCGGTAGAGGACTTCAACTCTCTCACCATCACATCGGCCATGAATCTCGTTGACAGACACCAGGTCTGGTTCACGAGTGCCGAAGGAACGACACTCTGTTGGAATGAGTTCCACAAACAGTGGACGGTGTTCACAGGACAAGACACCAATGCAGCCCTTCTGCTGTCCACTGGTGTGCCCACGTATGTGAAGGCATCCAACGGCAAGGTGTTGACCGAGAGCAAGTCGGCGTTCACTGATGACACGGTGAGCTTTCGTATGAAATTCAAAACGGGATGGATGACGTTCTCAGGCATCCAGGGGTTCCAGAGATTCCGAAAGCTGCAGTTCTCCGGAGTGTCTCCCGATACGCTCACGGCACGCGTTTATCATGATTTCTCGCCGTCCTTGTCGGAAACATTCACGGTCGTGTCGGCCACGGTCGGAAGCCCGTACCAATGGGAAATTAGGCCTGCACGGCAGAAGTGCGAGGCATTCCAACTCGAAATAGAATCAGCAGATCTCACAGCAAAGACGTCGCTGTCTGCTTTCGGCATTGAGGCCGGGGCAAAGAAGGGTACTAACCGCATTGCGATGAGCAAGCGCGTGCAAGGAGTTTGATATGCCAATGCAACGAGTCGAAAGAGATCCCTACGCATCCCCTGCTCCAACACCTGCGCGAGCATCACTGGCAGCACCTGCGCCTGTGGCGGCACCGGCACCTGCAGTTGTTCCCGCCCCGGCGCAAATGCGAGCTCGAGAGGATTTGGGATTCAACGCGGAAACTACGGCTGCGAGACTGGCTAGAGATGCCCAGAAGCGAGAAGCGCAGCAACAGGCTGCAATCCAGGCATGGGCGAGATCTCAAGCGCAGCAACAGTCTCTCATGGCCGAAAATCTCAGAGCACAGGCTGCAGGGATTGGACAGCGAGAAGATATTTCGATGCTTCGCAATGCTGCCATGGGGCAAGGGCCGTCGGCTGCGGCAGTTCAAGCGCAGCAACAGGCTCAACAGATTGCCGCACAACAGTACGGGTTGGCAGCATCGAGGGGAGCGAATCCTGCAGCGATGAGAGCTGCAATCATGCAAGGCGGACAGGCACAACAAAATGCAGCGGGGCAAGGTGCATTGGCACGTGCTCAAGAGCAGATGGCAGCTCGTGGGCAATATGCGGGTGCTTTCGGAGATGCCAGTAACGCGATGCTTGGCGCTCAGATGCAGGCTGCAGGACTTCAAAGCCAGACGGGATTGGGTGCTCTCGGACTCTCGAATCAGGCAAGTGCAACGGGCCAGCAGGGCGCACTCGGCGGCAACGAGGCATTTTTGAATGCGCTTCAATTTCGTTACGACATGATGCGCAATCCTGAAGAGGACGCGCTGAAGCAGGCGATCGCTCAGATGCAAGCTGATACGCAGTTGCAGAACACTCAGATGCAAATCGATGCAGAGCCCTCGTTCATGGAGAAGTTGTTGCTAGGATTCGCAGGCAATGCCGCCCAGGGCGCAGGGAGTGCGGCTACGAAGGCAGCGATGGCCTAAAGGAGAAAACCATGCCAGACGTGATTAGAGAAGATGATAAGTCGTACTACACTGACACCGGGAACTATGTTCCCAAGGCCACGATGAGCCCTGCAGTACGGGAATTGTATCAAACGAAGCTCAATGATTACCGAGCTAGGACTGGTATGGTTCCGGCAACGGCACCTGTTGAGAGCACGGGAATGAGTCCCGTCTCAGCTCCGATGCAACCAGTGGTGCCTCCCATGCCCAATCCTGGAATAGACGCGGGTGATGCAACTGCGGCGGAATATGTGCCGCCTGCCACCATGCAGGCACCGCAGGCCCCCACGGGCAATTTGCCCCAATCCATGACGACCTCTTCCGAAGCTCCCCAAAGCAGCATCACGCAAAAGAGCATCGCACCGGAAACTGAAAAATCTCTGAACAACGCAGCGAAAGGCCTCATTGCTGCTGAGAAGGCGAAGACTGAAGCAGAACTGCAGGCTGTTAAGCTCGAATCCGATATTCAACAGAAGGTTGCAGAAGCCAATTTAGAAACTGCCAAGGTCGTTCAAGTCCGGGAACAGAATCGACAGACACAAATAGCTGAAGCGAACGCCGACTACTCGGCTGGCGTGAAAGAGCTATCGTCGATGAAGGTCGACCCAAACAAGATTTGGGCGGACAAGACCACTGGCGATAAGATCCTTGTCGGTGTGGGAATCCTTCTTGGAGCCTTTGGGCAGGGCCTTACAGGCGGCAAAAGCAACTACGCTCTCGATGTTATCGACCAGGCCATCGACCGGGATATCGCAGCGCAGAAAGCGAACATCGGTGCCAAGCAAGCTGCCGTAGGGGAGAAGCAAAACGCGATTGCCATGCTTCGCCAGCGCTTCGGTGATGAACGGTTGGCAGATATCGCGTTCAAAGATGCGGCACTCGACAGAGTGAAGGCTACCTTCATTGAACGGATTGCAAGCACGAAATCGGAGCAAGTCAAAGCAGCAGGACAGAAGGGAATCGCTGGCATCGATGAAATGCAGGCAAAGCTCCGTCTCGATGCCACAGCCATCAATGCTACCCGCACATCGGGAGTTGATAGGGTTGCCACCACTGTTGAGACTCCGAAAGCTGCAGGCGGGCCTAACAGCGATTCATCGCTCGAAT